CACTTGTTCAGAGCGTGCCTCGGGACCCAAAGTGCGCAGTGTTGGAGGCATTGAAACTGCCACCTCTGAATTAGTCATTGACTGTAAACGATGCCCCGGCCGCCCTATCCATCAACAGGGGGGTTTCAACATGGGCTCGGATATATCATTCCCGGTGTTATGCGCTACGACCCTTGCTATAATAATGAATACTCATGGTGACCTCGAACATGCCACGCGGATCGTCGATCAGCGTAAGTTCGTTGAGTATGTAGCAAATTGGTGCAAAGGTGGCTTTAACGGTGATGATTCAGTCATAGTTGCAGATCCTACTCCAGTTTTTGGTATCGATTCTCCGGAAGAAAGGTGGAAGAAGTCCGTCGACTCAGTCAACGGTGTAGCTGAAATGTCAAAATCTCCTCTTAGTAGTGAATATTTGACAGTCAATAGTGCTCTGTTTAGATGGGACGGGAACACAATTAGTAGAGTACTGACGATACATCCTGGCAAACTCCTCTCTGTATTAGGAGGAGGAGCTAAGGCACCAGATCGTCATTGGAAGGAGCTACTATTATGTCCGCCAAAGCTATCATCACGACTGTCCATAGATCTTGCTATGAGGAATTGGCTACCTACTCAGCTCGGCGGAACCGGTATCCAACTCGAAAAGAAATTAAAAAAAGACGTTATGGTTCAACAAATGCTTTATGCAGTGGAATCACGTCCTACACCTCTCTTAGAACAAACGAACTACTTCAATTTTGGAGCCGAGATGGAACGATCTCCGACTACTAAGGTCCCTGGTTACATTTCTGTTGATCGGAAATGCTGGGAGGCCCATGTCGCTGAGCGATATAGGAATCGAGCCTCAATTTACTGGTCCGAAGACCCTGTTGAAGTTTCAGTTACGGATGAGAAGTTGGACAAGATCATTACTGCTTCCGAGTATCCTGAGGTCCAAACCGCGTGTGAAGAGATATTAGAGATATATAGGGAGGCAGAAAAGAAAGGTCGATTGATATTAAGGGATGTTTCCGTCCCATTGACCTTGCCCTTCACGAAAATCTCCGTCCCAAAGATCCCAGGTTTCTCTCTTCATAGAACACGCTGCCTTACGGATGAGGAAGTGTCTGCTAAGCTGATCATAAAGTCGCCAAAAAAA